CAAATTTAAGAGAATATTTTAAGATTATTAAAAACGGAAAATCGAAAGAAACGAATGATATCATTAATAATATTCAATTACTCCTATCAACTATTACGGATGAAAGAATCTTAAAGAATATTTCTGAATACATCTCCCCTGAATCCAACTTAAAAGAAAGATTTAAGATAATCAAGAAAATCAACGAAAAGATGAAAGATAAAGATAAAGAATCATTAATTAAATATCAAATAATAATCTCTATTATTAAGGATCAAGAATGGAGGAAGGCAAATCCATGGGAATTAGAAGATTGGTATAAACGAACAATTGACCAATCTGAAAATGGAATAGATGGATATGAAGGGGCAATCGTATTAGAACCAAAACCTGGAATCTATCTCGATGATCCCATAGCAGTATTAGATTATGCTTCATTATATCCCTCATCTATCATTGAAAAGAATCTTTCACATGAAACATATATTGAAGATGAATCTTTATTAGATATTATTGGTTCAGATAATTATTATGAAGTATCATATCAAGATTGGATTTATAAATCTACTGGAAAAGGTGATACTATTGAAAAATTACCTAATATTGATGAAGATGGAAATGTAACTAAAAGTATTTGTCATTTCTTAAAACCTGAATTTATGAAACAAAAGAATATGTTTTCTGGAGATGAAAAACCTATGGGAATTATACCAGCTGTTCTAGATCATCTTCTCTCAGCAAGAACAAGAACAAAAAAATTAATGAAAAATGAACCTGATGAATTTAAAAAGAAAATCCTAGACGGATTACAATTAGCATATAAAGTCACTGCAAACTCGGTTTATGGTCAATTAGGAGCAAAAACAAGCACTGTTTATAAAATGAATATTGCAGCATGTACTACATCCATCGGTAGATCTAGAATTGAAGATGCATCCATTGGAGTTAAGAAGTGGGCAGAACTTAAAAGATATAAAGAACCGGAAGTTATCTATGGTGATACAGATTCTGTTTTCGTGAAGTTTAGTCGTGAAGTTGACGGTAAACTACTGTCGGGAAAAGAAGCATTAAAACATTGTATTCAATGTGGTATTGAATCCGGGGATTTTATCACAAAAGGAAAGTTAATAGATGACGACGAAACAATTATTCATCATAAACCAATGTTAAATAATCCCCAAGATCTAGAATATGAAAAAACATTTTGGCCATTCATTTTGATTTCTAAGAAAAGATATACCGGTGATAAATATGAATACGATACTAACGATTGTAAAAGAACATCTATGGGTATTGTCTTAAAAAGAAGGGATAATGCGAAGATTGTGAAATATGTTTTTGGAAATGTTATTGAGAAAATAATGATAGAAAAAGATTTTGATCTTGCCGTATCTTGGTTAAAAGAAACATTACAACAAATCCGAAATGAAGAATTTAATTTAAGATTCTTCATCATTACTAAGGCATTAAGAGGATATTATAAGAATCCTAAACAAATTGCTCACAAAGTATTAGCAGATAGAATGTCATCAAGAGATCCCGGTAATAAACCGAAGTCAAATGATAGAATACCATATGCTTATATTAAACTAGATGATCATATATTATATGATACTGATAATCCTTATAAATCGGGGTCTAGAAAGGGTCAACCCCGTTTAAGGAATGTAATGCAAGGTGAACGTATCGAACATATTGATTATATTAAGGAGAAAAACAAATCACTAGATTATGAATTTTATATTACGAATCAAATTATGAATCCAGTAAAACAAGTATTAGATTTAGGTATGGATTCTGAGAATACAGATAAATTATTTCTACAATGAATATATAAATGATCGGAGGTGGATTACAAAAAATGTGTATTGATATGAAAAAAGATAGAGTAACGATCTTTATTATTGCTTTAGTTATTTTATTAGTGAAAGCATTTGCTGTTCAGATAACATATAATCAAATATATCCTAAACTTGTAATTAATAGTGGAGGAACAATAGATAATTTTAGATCTCTGACCTATTATGAATCTCTACTTTTCGTATTACTCATTGATTTCTTATTTAAATTTTAAGATGTATCTTTCATATTAAATATCCCCCGCCGTATTTTTTTTTCTAATCTTATTATATAATGGGAGGAGGATTAATGCAACTTGTCGCTTATGGAGCTCAGGATATTTACCTCACGGGTAACCCGCAGATTACTTTCTTTAAAGTTGTCTATAGAAGACATACGAATTTCTCCATGGAATCTATTAAGCAGACTTTAGACGGTTCATCGACATCTGTCTCCTCAGGTGATGCTTCGTGTACTATAAGTCGCAATGGAGACTTGGTTTACAAAGTATATGTTGCTGCTGATTCATCAACCGCGACCAACGGTTCGGCATTAATTTCCCAAGTTGAACTCGAAATAGGGGGACAACTCATTGACCGGCATTATCAGGAATGGAATGAAGTGTGGAACGAATTGACTACTACCGAATCTAAGTGCCACGGACTTAAATCGATGCTGTGTGAAGTAGGCACCGCTGGCGTCGATGCCGTCGAAACCATTCAGATACCCTTGAATTTCTGGTTCTGTCGCAACCCCGGTTTATCCTTACCGCTGATCGCTCTTCAGTACCACGAAGTCAAACTGACGTTTACGTGGGGCGACGCGGGTGCCACGGGCGGTCTCAATCCGGTAGTATGGTGTGATTATATATATCTAGATACAGACGAGCGTCGTCGTTTCGCTCAAGTTTCGCACGAATATTTAATTGAACAATTACAAAGGAATACATATACCGAAGGTGCCGGTGATAAAAAACTTAACTTCAACCACCCTGTCAAGGAACTTATTTGGGTAAATGACCATGTCAAGGTCGTTGGCGCTAAATATCAGTTGAAATTAAACGGTCATGACCGTTTTGAGAGACAGACTAAAGAATACTTCACTCTTAGGCAGGCATTTGATCACCACACGGCGGTTCCTCGCCAGAATTTACCGACAGCGTATCACGATTTTCAATTGGGTGCTAGGCATTTCGAAGAACTTGTAGGTCATACGGCTGACGGATCGTATGTGGGGAAAGCGGCGGGCGGCGACGTCGTTGGCGATGGACAATTATTTATCAACGGCACATCTGTTGTTCTTCAGGGTGTGAGTGCTCCCTCAATCACCTCGGCGTACAACAGCAGTTTTACACTGGCAATTGAAGTTCTGACAGCGCCAACGAATCGAAGTCTTGCCGCCGGTGCCGATCAGAACATTGTGCGCACCAGGCGCGCCCCAACGAATTCCCCGGTCGGAAGGATATATACGGTGACAGTTTCCAGCGTCAGCGTCGCCACCAATAAAATCACTTTCACGACCTCAAGTTTCCCGACGAGCACCACCACTCTGGTCTTAGGGGTGGACGGGCAGACCGGCGGGACATACGGTGTCTATAGAACTGCCCCCAACACACATTCTCATTCCGAGGCCAGAACCTCTAAAATGACCAAAGAAATAAATGTTTACTCATTCGCCCTCAAACCCGAAGAGCACCAACCCTCTGGAACCTGTAATTTCTCAAGGATTGATAATGCCCAATTGAACGTCCATGTTGATGACGGTGGTGGCAGAATATACGCTGTTAACTATAACGTTTTACGGATCATGTCCGGTATGGGTGGTCTGGCATATTCCAATTAAATTTATTATTTAGGTCTTGATTTTTTCTAATTTTTTCTAATTTTTTTCAAAATAATAATGAAATATTATTTGTTTAATTTCTCCAGATTTTTTTTCTAAACTAAGGTATAAAATAATGGGAGGAGGATTAATGCAACTTGTCGCTTATGGAGCTCAGGATATTTACCTTACCGGTAACCCGCAGATTACTTTCTTCAAGGTTGTCTACAGAAGACACACAAACTTCTCAATGGAATGCATTCAGCAGACTTTGAATGGAGGTTCCACGGTAACAGCGTCAAGTGTATCTAATAATGCTACTATTTCTCGTAATGGGGATTTAGTTCACAAAATGTATTACAGATTATATAGTGATGATGCTAATGTAAAGGGCGCTGAAAAGGCTATTAATAAGGTGGAATTGGAAATTGGGGGTCAGAAGATTGATGAACATTATGGAGAATGGATCCAAGTTTTTGAAGAATTAAATACACCAACCGATAAAGCAGCTGCTTTAAAATATATGAAAGGTTCATGTGCTGGTGGTGGAACAGTTCAAAAATATATTTTACCATTACAATTCTGGTTTTGCCGTAATCCAGGTCTTGCATTGCCTTTGATTGCTCTCCAGTATCATGAAGTTAAGGTAAAAACTACGTGGAACGCAGCGGTAACGCCTACCGATAATTCAGCCTCTGTATTGAAATCTCAAACGACGACGGACACATATAAAGTTGAATTATGGGCAGAATATATTTACCTTGATACCGACGAACGCCGTAGATTCGCACAAGTATCACACGAATATCTTATTGAACAAGTACAAAGAGATGATAAATCTGCTGATACGACTCAAAAATTAAACTTCAATCATCCCATTAAAGAATTAATTTGGACTACATCAAGTGTTCAAGGTGATGCTGATGATTATGATGCTGCTATATTAAAATTAAATGGTCATGATAGATTTGCAAAACAAGAAACTGAATTTTTCACGGTTAAACAACCATTCGATTATCATAGTGCTGTTCCAGGTAAAAATATAGGTATGGCAGCGGTTGATAACGCTACACCAAACACAAATAATTTACAACGTGGTATTATTATTCCTTCTGTAAACAATTTTCTGTACAACTCTACGATGGCTACTGGAAAGTTTAATTACGATGCCACTGGCGGCGCCGTCGAAATGATGCTTTCTTTCCACATGACAGATTTCACTGAAGATGATATTCATGTTGGTGATACTTTACTTCTAGGCATGTTCGATAGCTCCGTCACAGCAGGCGCCTCGTCAGTCAACCAGATATCAAGTAGACCAAATCTTGTTGCAAGTGTTGCCGCGAGCGACTCCGCTACCCCAGCCAACAATATTTTGAACATCGGTTTAACGACGAAGTTGAATATTGCCGCGATAGCGGGGACCGACGCGGATGCGGCCGCCGCCGATGAATTGGTATTATTTGGTATAATACCTGGTTCAAGGGCAAACACAAATCAATTACAAAGAACTATATCTGTTTATTCTTTCGCCCTTAAACCCGAAGAACATCAACCTTCAGGAACATGTAACTTCTC